CCCCATGGATATATTTCAGTTGCAGGTAGAAAGTCTGAGCCATGAAGAAAGTTTCGAATTGTTCTTTCATGCTGCACCACCAAATAAATCAGGTTGAGTAGCAGCTGGATTCATCCATAAACATTCAATTCGGGTATCAGTACCGCGACCAGATGAAATACGCGCTTTAATCTCTACCTTTTGCCAGCCTTTGAGCATTTCTTCATACAAATCGGATTGGTAACCGGAAAGCATGACCATTCCCTCTAGCTCGAGTAATGTATTAAGCAAATCCAGATGATCTTTATCATCCATCTCATGACGGTAAACGCGGCCAGTTTTGGCACCTTCATAACGGGTATCGTGAACATACGGCGGATCTACATAATGCAAAGTGGTAGGCGCATCATGATCTTTAAGAATCTGGATTGCTGGACGGTTCTCAATCAAAACTCCACTCAATCTCTGGCCAATCTGACTTAGATGTTCTGGATAAGTGGTCCACAATGACTGAGCTGTTCCGTACTGGCGCTTTGTATCAATACGAAAACCTGTAATACCTTTGGTTGCACCGGCAGATCCAAAGCCCATCTGAGCACGGATGATCGTACGGCGTGCACGTTCTACTGAATCCTCAGAACCCAACCAAGAATTTTCAAATTCTTCACGGCTGTAAGGCGTTAGGATTAATTGCTCAATTAGCTTTTCTCTCGAGCTAGAACTTCGAAGTACCTTAAAGAGATTTACGATGTCACCATCAAGGTCGTTATAGACTTCAGCGTACGCTCGTGGCTTTTGTAGAAGAACTCCAGCTGCTCCACCAAATACTTCTGTGTAGCAAGTGTGATTTGGCATTTGAGAAATAATCCAATGAGCAATTCGGAATTTACCACCGTGGTACCGGATTAAAGGATGATTCATTTTCAAGCTGCTCTCCCTGGACGCTTAAAAGCACCTTTCACTTTTGCAGCTAACTCAGGCGGACATGGCACACCTTTACGATTG